TCTCAGCGCCTCACGTCTAACCCGCGAAAGGGCTTGGTTCCCGCGTCTCTCGCCACTGCCTTCACTTCCCCTACCGGAGACCATCTGGCGCGGCTTTCGACGTCCTCCCCTGTCGCCGTCGTCCTCCTCGTCTTCGTCGGACGAACGGCTGTATTCTGCCAGATGCGGCAGGCGCTTAGCAATGCGCTTGTCAAGCTCCTTCCAATAGCTCTTTTCGCGCGGGTCGTAGCCCTGACGGAGCAGCGCCGCATCGATGCCGGCGGCGATCTGCGTGTCCTCATCGTCCGACTCCGCCCCCGCTTCATCGTACCAGGGGTTCGCCTCCAGCCATGTCGTGGCATGCCGGCGCGTCTGCGGATGCGCCCGCACGTCCTGCTGCTGGCGCGGCTCGGTGTGGCCATTGCCGCCGCCATCGTCCTCACGGCGGGGCGGGCCGCCCCGCGCCTTGGCCTCAGCATACTTCTCCTTGGCGGCCTGCAGCTGCTCGATCGAGCGCCGCGCCGTGTAAATCTGTTCGTCGAGCGCATCCATGGCATCGGCGTCGCCCTTGGCCAGCGCCTCCTTGCGCCGCACCTTGGCCTGATCGAGCAACGATTGGGCCCGCAGCAGCTCGGCATCGACGTTGGTCGCCTCGTTCTCGAAGGTGCGGTGGGCGACGCCGCGCGTGAGCTGTTCCAGCTGCCCGATGGTCTTGGCCTGATCGGCGACCAGCTGTTTCAGCTCGCGATAGTCCGCGCGTTGCCGCTCGCGTCGGCGTCGCATCCGCTCTCGTTTCGCATCGTCCGAGTCGCCCGGACCGCCAGCGGCTGCGCTCTCTTCCTCTTCCTCCTCGTCAGCCGAACCGAGGACATCGCGTTCGCGCTGCTTGCGAATTGCAAGGCTCTCTTCCTGCGCCCCGCCAGCCTGGGTCTCTGCACCCGGCTTGTCGTTCTCTGCCATGGTCCCCGTCCTCAGATGTACGCCTTGACCTTCAGTGGATCGCCCGTAATCAACGCGATCATGTCGAGATCACGGAAGATCGCGATGACCGTGTTGTCACCCGGTACGTCGGAAAGTGGAATCTCGTACTGATCCTTGCCGTATTTCGGCACCCGCACGAAGTCGCCGACCTTGACCCACTCGCCCTCCGGCCAGGGCTGCAACGTGTCCTGGCGCCGAAAACACAGCGGCCCGATCTGCAGCACCTTGGCGGTCTGCGCGTTCCACTTCTCGCTTTCGCGGGCATCGTCCGGGATGAAGAGCCCGGACCTCGTCTTGACCGCCGCCCGGCGCAACTGCACCAGGAGCCGGTTCCCCAGCACCTGCATCTCGGGCTCGATCGGCGGGAAGTACCAGTCGAGATCGGTTCCTTGCTCGATCGTGTGCAAGCCCTTGCCGAGCAGCACCGGCCGATCGTCTTCAATCTCCACCGAACTGTCGTCGTGCGGCATTCTCTTCGTAATCCCCGATGTCATCTTTCTCCCCGGCTTCGATCTTCTGCTCGACGAGCACGATCAGGTCGCCAAGCTCCTGCACGCGCCCCGCGGCGATCAGCAAGCCCTGAATGCTCACCATCGAACCGCTCGCCGTGCCCATATATTCGAGCGCCAGCTTGATCCGACGCTCCTGCAGCTCAACGAGAAGATCGTTGAGCGTTACCACTTCGGCGGCGTCGCCGGCCGCCCCGGGCCGCGCGATTCGCCGACGCCGCTCTCACCGCTCAACTTCTCGCCCATGGCGAGCCGCTTGTGCATGTTGACCAGAACATCGCCCTTCTGATCCGGTGCTTCCTTCTTCGGCTGATCGTCGGCCATGGGACTCTCCCTCTATAACAAAATTGTTATACCGGCTTACCTGCATCATAAGATGCTTACTTCTTCCGCGCCAGGGCGCCGCCGCCATTTTGTCGCGACTTCCGCGCCTCGCGCGCCGTCGCGATCCTCACCATGGAATCCCGGTGATCGGATTCACGCTGCGCGGCGAGCTTGGCCGCGTCCATCTGCTGCTGCCCCGCAGCCACGGTCCGATCGTGACTGAGGCGGGCAGCGTCGAGGCGCTGCTGATTGAAATTGCTGACCCGATCCTGATTGATCTTGGCGGCGTCGAGCTGCTGTTGGCCGGCATTCTGTTGCCCTTCCTGTGCGATCCGCGCCACCTCGGTCTGATGCTTCATGCCCTCGGTCTGCTGATCGGCCGCGATCTTCTCGCGATTGACCTGCAGCTCGGTCTGATTGTCCTGCTGACCGGTGATCACAGAAGTGCGGTTGCGGTCCTGATCGGCCTGCGCCTGCTGCGCCAGCTGCTGGGTCCGGAACTGCTGATCCATCTGATCCTTCTGGGTCCGGCGCTGAATCTCCTGCATCTCGATCTGAGTCTCCTGCTGGGAGATCGCCACTTGCGCCTGTGACGGGTCCATCGGCATCGGCGGCTGCATCGATTGCAGCTGCTGCATGGCCTGCATGATCAATGGCGGCAGCGATGACAGCGTCCGCTGCGCGTCGGCATGCACCTTGTGCACGGCCGCGGCAAGCAACTGATCGAACTCAGCGCTCACATCGATGTCCTGACTCATCAACTCGCGAATGTCCTGGCCGGTCGATTCCGACACCACCTCGATCACCTGTTGGACATACCAGAAGCCGACATGCTGCTTCAGGTGCTCGATCACATGCTGCATCACCGCCGTCTTCGCGTTTGGCAGGCCACCGGTCATCGGGTCCTGCATGAACATGACGTGGACCTGAATATGGGCAAGATGCTCCTGATCCGGGAACGCCTGCGCCGGCTTCCCCATCATCATCTGTAGATTCTCGACGACGGGATTGGTGGGAACCTGAGGTTGCGGATCAGGCAGAATTTCCTCAATGCCCGGCACCTTGAGCATCTGCAAGACGCGACGATGAACAGCCCGCGTGTCATAGAGCTGGGGTGCCATCGTTTGCAGCTGGAGAGTTGCCTGTGCCTGTGCATAGCGCTGTGTCTCCGAGAAGATATTAGGGTCAGAGACAGGGATGACGTCTACAGGTCCTTCGTAGTCCGCACGCTGAACAATAAGGTCACCAAGCTCCCGTATGATAACCTTCTCGTCGAGATACAGCCGGTTAAGCCGATGCAGGATCGCCAGAGTCCGTTTCTGCGCGTCGTGGAGACGTGCATGGATGGCGGCGAAGACTTTGGCCCCTTGCTCGATGAGCGCTTGTGTCGTCCCGACCGGGCCGTTGTTGGTGGCATCCTTGATCTTCTCCTCGGCTGTGGAAATGACGCCGCGCGCGGCGGCATCGAGCCAACCGAGCAACTGAAACAGCACCGGACTCGGCGGATTGAACGGGAACGGCATCGCGATCTTGCGGATGTCGTCGACGTTCGCCGGCCCCTCGACCTCCTTGACCTGCGTGATCTCGACCTGATCCGACTGGCCACCGAAGCGCGCACCCTTCAGCTTCAGCATCGTCGCGGCATTGTTGATATGCGCCGAATCGAGCAGTGCACGGATTGCACCAGTCGCCGCCGCCGCCAGCGTGCCGACCAGATGCGTCAGCCCAACGCCGACGGCACCACGCCAAGGGATAAACTGGTGGTCAACGATCCAATCGAGCTTGTGGAAGCGCTTGTCGCCTTTGTCCCAATTCCGACGAATGGCAAGCACTTTGCGGCTGCGAAGATCGATCGTGGTGATGTAAGGACAACGGCGCTTGCTGCTCGCTCGCTTGTCCATAGTGAAACGATGGAAGTGGTAGCATTCATAGACATCGCGCAGCCCATCCTGCCCCATGCTCTCGTCGGTCTTGCCCTCGACCTTCTCCGATGATTCGGCCGAGCGCGTCTTCTCCTGCGTGATTGGCGGCGGCCCAATGTCGATATCGCGATAGAGCCCGGAGACGATGCGCTGCTCGATGTCGAGATCGGTCAGGTGCAGAACCTGTGTCACCCGCGGCGAGGTGTAAAAATTCGATGCCGCATAGGGCATCAACAGGTCATCGATAGCGACGAACTCCGTGCGCGGCCGATCCTCTTCCGTGTCCCAATAGAGCTTCATGTATTGCGAGCCGCCCAGCGGCAACTGCGTCAACAGCTGCTCCAGCTCACCGCGATACTCGGCGCACTGCGTCGTCAGCTGCCAATTCATGTGCGTCTTCTTGCGATCGGCGCGCTCGATCTTCTCGCGTGTCACCCGGCCAATGATTTGCGTGCGCACCGGCCCGTCAGCCGGGAACAACTCCTTGATCGCCGATGCCGTGAAATCGACGCACGATTCGGCGATCATCGGATGCACGACACGAGAGGCGCCCTGGAACTGGGCGCCCCCCGGCGCTTCCTTGCTCATGCCGGAACGGGCGATGCCCTCACGGTACTGCTCGTCGCGCTGCTTGCGCGATTCCCGGTCGCGCTCGATCCGCTCCATGAGAAAAGTGGCGAAGTCCTGCAGCTGCTGCTCATCCATGCGCTCGGCGAGATTGGCGTCGAAATCATCCTTCGGCGGCGCCTCCGCTTCGGGCTCGTCGAGAATATCGAGCCCACCATCGGCGCGCTCTCGCGTCCGCGTCGCCATATATTGGCGGGCGCTCGGATCGTCAGATTGTTCGAGGTTCATCCCGAAGTATTTGCCGCCGACCGTTGCGGTATCCGGCTGAGCCACGACGCACCCCCTATTGTAAATACGGATTACCGGTCTGCGCCGGCACCCGCTTGCGCTCCTCTTCGATCTCGATCTCGATTCGCTTCAGGTCGACCGTCAACCACGACTGATCGACGAGCACTCGTACCGCCTGCGTCAGCGAATCCACATAGTCGTCGGGGTTGCCCTCGGCCGGGAACGAGCAGACCAGCGACACAAACGGCTGCGCCCAGGTCGGGAAATCCGGCACCCTGACCCCATCGACCTCGATGAAATTCTCGCTCGATGCTGGGATGAACACCAGACCGTTCTTGATGTAGGGCGAAATCACATGCGCGCGCTGCACCTTGTTCGCCTTGCCCGGGTTGTAGGCCCATGCCGGCACCCCGGCTCGCGCGAGGTCCTGGCGCAGCGCGATGCCCGAGCCCTTGTCCTCGATCAGTACCATGTCGGCCCGCCGCTGGTTACGAGCCTCGTTCTTGTCACCGTAAAAATTCTCGCGCCACTCCTTCGCCATGCGCGCACGCAGATCCGGGTACTCGATATGCTTGTCCCACGCCTCCATGAGCATCATGGCGTAGATCGGATGCCCTTCGAGTTCGCGCAGCTTGAAGACGCCCCACACCGTGCACGCCGTCGGGTCGTTCAGCGTGTCCTCGGTGTAGGCCGTGTCGTAGCTCTGCACGATGTAGAGGAACTTCGGCAGCGGCTTGTTCGACGGCCATTTCTGGAACCACGAGCGGCGGATGATGCCGGTCTCTTCGAGGTCGATGATCTCGGCGTGCAGCTCCTGGCGCCCGAGCATCGTGCCCTCATAGGCCGCGACCTCGGCGAAGAACGAATCGGGTAGATTCGTTTTGTTCTCGTAGGTCGAGCCGCGCGTGAGCTTGATCCCCTTCATCTTCAGGATGTGCTTCACCAGCCCGGTCGGCTTCGGCGTCGTCGTCACGATGACACGCGGATTGGTCCCAAGCCGCAGCCCGAACTTCATCATGTCCCAGGTCTGCCGCGCCTCCTTGCCCCAGGCGCCAAGCTCGTCGCACCAAACGCGGTGATGCTGCGGACCTCGTAGGCGCTCCGGCTCCTCGGCACTGAATCCTTTGATGCGCGAGCCGTTGACCAGGACCAGCTCGCCGAGCGACCGGTGGTAGTCCTTCACTAGTTCCGGCGGGATGATCGAGACGAGCCCCGATTCTCCCTCGAAACACGTGTCGCGCACGTCGGCCGCCGTCGGCGCGATCACCGCGCAGCGGGCCCCCTGATGCTCCCAAGAGAACCACCCCAGGTCCTGCGCCCCGACCAGCGTCTTGCCAAAGCCACGGCCGCACATGAGCATCCAGATCGGCCACTCACCATCCGGCGTCTTCTGCTTGGTGCGCGCCTTCTGCAGCCACTCCGCCCGCCACGCCAACGCCGATAGTTCGAGATCGGACAGGTTTTCAAGGCCGGCCCGGGCCGTTTCGAGGTCGAGCGGTTCAAGTTCCTGAAGATTGAGGCTCATGCTCGATCACGGGCAATTGTGCATCATTAGATGCAGTATCAGATGCAGTATCAGACGTCTTGCTGAGCGCCAAAAGGATGCGCTGGGTGAGCTGCTGCCGGACCGTGACCTCGACCATGCCGTTGTGCGTGACCTCGGCCTGATCCTTCTGCCCCAGATACTGCTTGCCGAGCCAGATCGACATGCGCGCGTCGCGCTCCGCCCACTTGAACTGCTGCCGGCGGATGCTGGCGCGGCCCTCCTGAATGCCCTGCTCCCAGGCTTCCTTCAGATCGAGGTCGTTCTCCAGCGCCCGCTGCAGCTGGCGCGGCTTCACCTTCAGAACGGACGCTGCCTCGCTGATCGTGCATTGCAGCATCGCCAGCGCCCGGAACTGCCCGAGGTCGATCTCGCTGCCGAGCGGATCGGGATCGCCCAGGCGCGACGGCATGACGCCGCGCACGCGCGACTCGTTGTGTTTGGCGTCCCACTTCTGCTTGATCTCCGGGTTGGCCCGGAACCACATCTCCAACGTCGCTGCCGTGATCCCGAGAATTTCGGCGGCACGCTCGACCGACGCGCGCATGCCGGCGAGATTCATCAGGATATTGACCGGCAGATTCAGATGCGGGCTGCCCGGCTGGCGATAGGCGGCACTGTCGTCGCGCGGCGTGCGCGAAGGGGCCACTGCTGCTGGCGCAACAGTGACCCCCGGATCGGCAAGGATTGCAGCGCGGTGATCAACCACGCGGCGGAGAATAGGCAGAAAATGCCGCCGCGTTCAAGTTGCCTGCACGTTCTGCCCGGCAAGCTCCTTCTCATACTCGGAAATGTAGGTCAGCACGTTCTCGCTGAATCCATCCATGTGACACCACCGGCCATAGCCGATGCCGTGCTTGTACGAGCCGACGTTGATCAGGAAGTTAGTCTTCCCGAGCAACGGCGCCTGCGCCGGCTCACCACCCGGCCGGTTGTCGCAGTCCTGCTCATCGGTGATGACGATCATGCGGTCGAAATTCTTCTCCCGCTCGGCGATATGCTCGCTCGCCTGCTTCAAGAAGATGCCGCCGCCCCCGAGACTGGTGCGCATGCCCGTAATCGCATCGACCAGCGCCATGCCGTGCCGGCTCGGAATCATCGCCGTCGCATGCTTGCGGTGGCCGTCATTGCCGGCCGTCGCAAAGATCACCGCATGCTCGCACTGCTCACGCACGATCGCCGCCAGCATGCAAGCTGCATGCACACGGAAGACCTCGCCCTTCGCCGACAACGGCTGATCCATACTGCCCGAGATATCGACGATCAGGCCCGTCTTGCCCGGCAGATGCAGCAGCGTCGCCATGTGATCGAGCATCGCCTTGTCGAGCGTAGCCTCGAACATCGGCGCATGCTTTGCCGCCGTGAAGAACCGGAACGGCAGCACCCGACGGGCACCGCGGCGCGCCAGAATCGCCTCCCGCACGAGATCGCGGTCGACGCCGGCCTGCTCCATGTTGCGCAGGTTGCGCAACAACGCCATGTAGCCGAGCTTCTGGCCCGTCAGCAACTCCGTGAACGTGTCGCGCTTGTTCTTGCCGCGCGACAGCAAGACCTCCCAGGTCTCCGGCACCACGAGCTTGTCATCGAGCACCCGCTTCCACAGGGCCGCCTTGTCGACACCCTTCATGTACGGGTTCATCTCCGTCGCCCCCTGATTGTCCGGGCGCGGATGCACGAGCCGCAGCACATCGCGTAAGGTCACGCCGACGTCGCGGTTGTACTTCGCCAACTGGTACTCATCGAACCGATGGAAGGCCACCGCGAGGCCCTTCTTGACCTGCGCCGACAGCTTCTTCTTCACTTCCTTCGGCGATACCTCGTTCGCCTTCGCATAGAGCGACACGAACTCGCCCAGCTCGTCGGCGCGCTGGATCACCTGCGCCAGCGTCTGACTGACCAGGGCGCCCTTGTTGTGACGCGCCAAATGCACGGCCAGCCACAGCGATACGTGACGCAGATTGTGGGTCGTGCGCGCCTCGATCGCCACGGCCGCCAGATCGACCGGCTTCACCTGTGTCGCCAACTCGGCGATGCGCTCGGCGATCGACACGCCATCCTCGTAGAACTCGTCCTCGAACAAGAGGCACGCCAGCGTCGCGCGCCGCAGCTTCTGCAACGGCGTGAGATGCTGCTCCGGGTGCGCGATGGCACCCTCATGCGTGTAGCTGTGCTTCGTCTCTCGCTTGTTGGTGCGCATGGTCGGTCTCCCTCCGGTTGGCTCGGAGACCGAACAGGTCGGCGAGGAAAAAGTCGGCAGGACTCTCGTAGCGCTCTCCCAACTGAGCTACGGCCCGTTGCCGGACCGGTTGGACTCGAACCAACGACCTCTCGCTTACGAAGCGAAGAAATTCCTACCTACGCCATCGCCGACCTTCGATCGGTCACCGAGGAATTTTTGACTACCGGTGTGATCCCGGGGTTTCCCCCGGTCTCGGTGGGATTTGAACCCACTCACTCTGATTTCAAGTCAGATGCTCTGCCATTGAGCTACGAAGTACCGGTCGTCGACGCCATCGGTGTCATATCTCGAAAAGACGTTGCCGGCGGACCGGTAAGATGCGGAAGGTCCGCCGGCAGCACCGCCATCTACTGCAATCACGAAGTGCCTGGGAAACGGACGGCCCCGGAACTCTTTGCATTTACGGATGCGAAGTATCCGGTGCCTACGCCACAGGCCGGCGTGGTATAGGCTCATTCGCGCTTGCGATCAAGAACTTTTTTACATACATATATGCGTATGGTCCTACGAGGAAACGCCATGCCCCGCCGCCGCGTCGTCATCGAATCCCCCTTGCGCGCCAGCACCACCCGCCTGCGCGACTTTTACACGATCTATGCCAAGATGTGCGCCCACCACTCCCTGGCGCTCGGCGAGGCCCCCTTCGCATCGCATCTTCTCTATGCCCAGCCCGGCATGCTCGACGATGATGTCCCCGACGAGCGCAAGACCGGCATCGAGTGCGGCTACGCCTGGGGCGATGCCGCCCAGACCATCGCCGTCTATATCGATCACGGCATCTCCGACGGCATGCGCGCCGCCATCCACGTCTACCTGCTCCGCCACACCCCGCTCGTCTACCGGCGCCTGCGCCTGGAAGACAAGAGCTTCGCCGACGTCGACTGCAGCATCGAGGTCAATCATGACGGTAGCCGCAAGGAAGAGCTACAAGCACAGCCCGCGACGCCGCTTGCGGGTTGAAGCCGGCAAGGACGCCGTCCGCCGCGCCGGCCAGAAATTCTCCTGGGACGACGCCACCATCCTCGCCCAGAGCCAGAGCCGCGACTCGCTGCTCGGCTTCGTGCGCGCCCTCATCAGCGAGATCAAGGACGAGCACTCGATCGAACGCGCCGCCGTGGCCGCCGGCATCGCCGCCGTCTCGGCGATCGTACGCTCCTACAACCCCGGCGCCGTCACCGTCGATCTCGCCACCGTCGGCATGGAGATCATGGCCGAACTCGCCGAGGTCGACGGCCCGTTCCACATCCTCCTCGTCGGCCGCATGCTGCGCCCCGATACCCAGCTCGAATTCGAGAAGACCGTCACCGCCTCGGAATCACAGTGGCTGAAACAGGCCGCCAAGGATCGCCTCGCCGCCGATGTCAAGCTCACCGAAGCCGAACGCCTGCACCTCACCCGCATCGCCGCCGGCCGCATGCCGTTCGGCTTTGCCGTCACCGGAGACTGACCATGATCGCCATCAAGACACCGCCGCTCGACCACGACGATCGCCAAATCACCGACCTGATCGAGGCCATCAAACACACGACCGACGACGCGGTGCGCGAAATCTTCGACCTCCATGTCATCGGCTTCCCCTCCGCCTACGATCCGCGCTACCGCGACAGATTCGGCGAATCACAGCCCTACGAGAGCATCGAGCAGTTCTGCAAGCTCGGCGAAGGCAACTTCGACCGCGATGCCGCCGACCCGCTCTCCGCCGGCACCCTGATCCACGCCACCAACGCCGCCTTTCTCGCCAAGCTCAGAACCAGACGCAGCGACGACAAGCGGGTCGCCATCTGGCGACGACCGCCCTTGTGGGAACGCAATCGCGACTTCGACAGCGAGATTCTTGTCGTCAAGGTCAGCTGCCGCCTGCTCTGTATCAGCTGGGAAGAATTCCGCATCGCATGGCCGCAGCTCATGCCAGGAGCCGGCCGATGAACGACCCCGCCCCCAGCCCGACCCCGACCCCGCGCCCGATCCGCCGCATCCCCGTCACCTACAGCCTCGATCCCGACCTCGTGAACGGCATCTTCCAGCTGGCCAAGACCACCGGCCTGCCGCAATCCCGCATCGTCGACGAGGCCATCCGCAAGCACCTCAGGTCGGCCGGTCAGATCGTTCCTGCTCGCGCTGACGCACGAGAGCAAAAATCCGCTGCGCCCGGTCGGGCAAAACGCGCTCCCTAGCCGCCTCCCAGCGCTGCACCGTGCGTTGTCCCACCCGCAGGTAGTCCGCCGCCTGCCGGAACGTGAACCCCAGCCGGCGGCGCCAGGATCGCAACTGCAGGCCGGTCAGGCGCGGCACCTCCATGTCCATGGCTTAGCCCAGCAGGTCTTCCTGATCGACCTTGCCGCGAACGATCGAGAAGCCGGCGGCGTGCGCATGGCCGCCGCCGCCATACTTCTTGGCGATCGCGCTCACGTCGATCCCGTCGGCGTTCGAGCGCAGCGAGAAGTAGCGGCGCGCCGGCCCGTCGTAATAGCTGGCCCCGAACGGCCGCCCCTGGCAGACGCTGTTCGCCGCCTCCGAACACATGCTGTAGGGCACGTTCACCACCGGCACCATGTGGCCACCGATGCGCATCTCCCGATGCGTCTGCTTCACGGCGAGCGCGACATCCAGCTCGAACTTCCGGAGGATGGCGCGGCCGGCCTCGACCATGGGCGCGAACGACGCCGCATCCTCGGTCATCTCGAAGACCTCGTTCCAGACCCGGAACTCCATCGGGAAGCTCATGAGATACTGCATCCACGCCTTCGTCTCCGGATAGCGGAAGCGCCACAGGTCACGGTCCTCGATCAGGTCGAGCGCCCGCGGCCGCGAGCGCTTCGAGAACAGATAATCCCAGGTGACGCCGCAGCCGCTGCGCTCCAGATCGAAGCTGACCCGGATGTCGGCCAACTCCCCCGGCATGTCGACGAAGCCCTCGAAGGGCGCGCCGATGCCGAGGTCCTCGGCCGCCGTCTTGTGATGGTCGAGCAGCGTGATCATGCGGGCGCCGGAGCGAAGCATGTTCTGCAGGACCGCCTTCGGATAGCTGAAGTCGACGATGAACACGTCGCGGCCCGCCACGGCGGGCGGCGGCTCGCCATAAACGCCCGGATGGAAATCGACGTTGCCCGCGCCGTAGGCCTTCCACACCACCCAGGCGGCGGCCATGCCGTCCCAGCAGCCGCCATGCCAGATGCACAAGGGTTTCACCATGGCTCCTTCACTCGCAGGTCCTTCAGGTCCGGCACCGGCGTAAGCCCGGCGTCCTCCAGCTTCTGGCAGCCCTCACAGACGCGCTCGACCCGGGTCATGAAGTCGCCCTCGCCGATGCTCATGGTATGATGCCCGCAATAACGGCAGTAATAGTGCATCGGCGACCCGGCCGGCAGGTCCTCGTTTTTGACCGGCTCCGGCTTGTGGGCGACGCGCTCCCAGTACTGCTCGATCAGCCGCTGCTCGATCCGCGACACGTTCTTCATCGCTCCACCGCCTCGCCCAGCAGCAGCCGGT